TGCCGATGTTGTTTTGCTTGGTGCTACACCCGGTGCAATACCTGATGGCGTTACCACACTTGTAGTGCTTTTCTTTTCGGCTGCTGCTTTCTGTTCCTTTTCAGACTGTTCTTTTGTTTTGCGATCACTCTTACCTTTGTTGTAAGATTGACCGTTCAATGAACTCATAAACTGATTTGCACCTTCGCGCATCAGTTTCGGGTCAAAAAGCCCGGCAATCATTTTGCCCAAACCGCCAAAAAAGTCGAAGATGCTTTGCCCCACACCCCACACCATCAGCCTGAAGCTCTCAAAGTTTTTGTAGGCATAAACTAAACCACCCACCACTGCACCAATGCCCATTGCTATCCAACCCCATGGGCTGTTCAGCATTGTTTTGGTTAAAAAAGCATTGGCAGCCGCCAGCTTGTAAGTTGCCCATTCTTGCAGCAGCAACCATCCGTATTGAATGCCCTCAATCAGCGTTAAGCCTTTCAGCACACCCCCATAAAGAAAACTAACTGTTGAAGTATAGGCGTATGCTGTAGCCAAACCGCCCAATGCTCCGGCAACAACCATAAGCGAACCTTCATGCGCAGCTAACCAACCGCCAAAAGCCTCGCCTGTGTTCCACAGCGTGCGCATCGCACCTTCTGCAAGTGGCAGCCATGTCGCGCCCAAGTCAATCAATGCGTTTATAGTTGGTTGCAGTTTGTTGAATGCTCGAACTGCAAAACTTTCCAAGTCTGCCAACAGCGAACCCCACCTTGCACTGGTAGATTGGTTTTGATTGTTCAGCATATCGTAAAACATGCCTCCCTTTTGCGTCAGGTTATCAAATGCTTTTTCAATTTGAGGGAGAGACACACCATTTTGCTCTACATATTTTCTCAGCGCATTTCCGGTTAAGCCTGTTTGCTTTTCCAGTTCTTTCCAAATCGGCACTCCGGCAATAGCAAACTGATTCAAGTCCATAGTGTTTCCACGCTGTGCCGAAACCATTTTGCCATAGTTATCTACAAGGCTTTTAAACTTCTCACTGTTACCCATCGAAAGGTCACCGAGCTTACTCATCATCGGCAACACCTTTTGGTTTTGCACACCAAATCCAAGTAAACTCTGCCCTGCCGTTAAAACTTCCTGATTGCTAAATTTTGTTGCTTTACCGAAACCCATCAACTGGTCAATCAATGCACTGCTTGCAGCTTTGTCACCCATCAGCAATGTGTCGTAAGCCATGCGTGTTTGTTCCATATCAGCACCCAAGTTAAATATAGAACTACCCAACTGCTGCAAACCGCTCAATGCAAAATACCCGCCCACAAGCCCGGTAAATTTTCCCCATATAGAACTTTGCTTTTCAATGCTGTTGCTGGTGTTATTCACCTGCTTCTGCAACTGCCCTTCGTACATAGCCATTTTGCCGTATGTACGCGCCATGCCGCTATCCAGCTTGGCAAGCGAGCCGCTCACCATATCCTTCAAACTTAAATCCCATATTGTGCTTGGCATGGCTATTGATAAATCTTTGAAACACTCTTAGCTATTAACTCCGCTTCCATCTGCATCACAAACAGGCATTCGCCATATCGTTTCAGCAGCCTTTCCCACTCCATCTTTTCAGGCTCCGGCTCTCCACCCTTCAGGCGCACCACTGCGTGTATTTTTTGCAGTGCATGTGTATCGCCTTCGCTGCCGCTTTCGGTGGGTATTATTGCGGCAGCTAAATCTTTTCCAGCTCCACCTGCACCATCTCAAAACGCTCACCTATTGCTTTGCCAATCGCAAAGTGGTATTCGTCTTTGTATAGTTCATCACCGCTTATTTCAGCTTCACTAAATAGCAGGCAGTTGTTTCTAAACTCATCGCTTGCCTTAAATGCCTCTTGGCGCATCATGTAGCTTATACACAGTGCCACCACATTTTTGTCGGGCTTTCTGTAATAGAAGTACAGTTTTTTACCCGGGTCGCGAAGGCTCGGCACACTGCCGCGAAATACATTTTCATTTACCTTGCCGTACTTTTCAACCCACTCGTTAAGTTGTTCTTGGGTGATGCCACCCGGTAATGTTTGCTTTCCCATGTTGTGCTTTTTTGTTGTGCTATGAAAATTTGTTGATTACACTTTATTGAACAAAATGCCACCCGGCAAAAGCGGCAAAGGCACTTCTATCTTGGTATCGTTTTGCTTGGTGTCAATGCCTTGCTCCAAGAACTGGCATTGTTGAATAACATCAGTTTTCAGGATGTCATTACCCTGTGGCTTATACACCACCGCAATGTTGAACGGGGCAATATCACCAAGCGATTTACCCGCTGGCAAAGCCGCCATAATTCTATCCACCTCATACTTCATTAAAGTAATAGAAGCCTCATACTCGTTGTTGCCCACACCGCGATGCACAGGCTCGCCACCCGCACCATACTCGTTGGTAATGGTTGACTTTTTTTTGTAGCTCACTGCCGTAACACCTGTGATGGTGATACCAAACAAAACCAGCTCAATGCTTGCCCAACTGTGGCGTGTGCCGTTTACTAATGGTGCGCTCATTTATTTGCGTTTAAAAGATGATTGAATGATTAATTAAATGGGTTTGAAAAACCGATGTAAGCCGTGATGGTTTCAGCCGTTGCAGTCGGCACAAGCGATATGCGAACAGTTACAACACTGGTGCTGATAACATTCTGATTCGGGTCAACAAATACAGACTTGCCGCTTATCTCAACATTCTGCAACATCAAATCCAAAGCATTTTCCACCTTTTCTTCAAAGTATTGGCAAATGCCCGGTGTCATTTTGCCGCTGGTGGCATCTACCGGGATGCTGCGATTGATTTCAGGCGTAAGTGTTACGCGCGTGATGCGAATAGCCTTTTGCATGGTGCGGTTCAACTCAATGCGGCAGTAGTCATCTGTCTCCAGCGCACAGGTGTAACCCTTATTAAAGAACACACCCGGATAACCAGTTTCTGTTTTCGGAAAAATGTAACCTTTACTTTCCAGCGTATCAAAGTCACCGTTTGGCACATCGCTGTAGGCACTCAATAAACTACCTGAAGACAATGCCGGGCGAATAAAGATGCCCTCAGCTTGGTCTTGTAAATTGCCATCGGCAACCCATCCCACACTTTCGTTCACCGCTCTGCGGGCAGCCATACCCAACAGGCATTCCACAGCAGCATAACCTCCAAACAAAGCATCCAGCGCAGCCACATCAGCATCTTGTGCAATCGTAGTGGCTACCTGCCCACTGCTTAGCAAATGCAAATCAATTGCATCGGCAGTAGTGCCGTTAAAGCCGCGACCTTCTACAAAAATTGTAACAGGGCGTTTCAATGTTTCTTCCTCGGCTGCCAGTGCTTGCGCATTGATAATAGCACCGCTATATGCCGGACCCGTTGTAACCGTCAATACATCACCATCAAAACTACTGTCTCCATCAGTTGGTGTGTAGCCGCTTGCCGGGTTGCGGGCTATTGCCGCTTGGCGAATCAATCCGGCACACTTAGGGTCGCGCAACAATTTTGCCAAACCGTTGGTGGTGCTTTTCAAAGCCATCTGCGTAAGTGTTACGCTTTGCGCCACCAAGATGATGAACAACTTACCATTGGGCGCAAGGCGAAAGAATTCACGAATCCTGTGCCACACCAAAACATCGTTGGCAAGGTCATACGCTTTATTCAACCCCAATGCCTCGGCATCGTTCAGGTTGTTCAATTCATAAACGGTATTAAGTGATGCGCCACCGCTCACCTCCACACCGTTCATGCACAATCCACTGTAAGCGTCTTCGCTTGGTGCTTGCCTGCCTAAATTGCCGTTGGTTTTAATGATGTTTAATGCCACTGCTTGTATTTTTATTGTGATGTTGAATGTTGTTGTTGTGTGTTTCCAGTCTGTTGCCTATTGCTTTACCAGCGTATCGGCAGCTTTGTCATACTCGTACCACGCCAGCTTTTTGCTGTCTGCGTAGTTTCTGCAACTGCTTTTTTCGCGGTTCAAAAAGGGTGTGTTATCCTCACAGATAAACAGCGTTCCCTCTTTTGGGTAATACTGCAAACACTCTTTTGCCGATTCCTTCAAAGCATCTTCTTTCGTAAGTGCTGCTGGAGCTTCGTTTTCTTCTGCTGCCGGAGATTGTGTTTCTTCTACCACTGGCGCAGGTGTTTCTTCCACCGCTGGCGCAGGTGTCTGTTCTACAACTTGCGCAGGTGTTTCATTTACCACTGTTGCAGGTGTTTCATTTACCACTGGAGTGGTGTTGTCTTTGTTTTTGTCTTGGTTTTTACCGTGCTTACTCATTAGAAAGGCATTTGAATTTTGAAATAAAGTTTCGCCACCTTCAGTCCAGCCCACAACACGATTAGTGCGATAATTATCCAACTAAACCACATTGCAGCTTTATATGCTTTAGGCACATAGCGCACCATCACGGTGTGCGTTGTGCTGTCTGTTTTTATCGTTGATTTTAGTCGGGTTATTTCTGTGTCGCGCACCTTCACGCTGTCCTTCCACGCATCGCATGTCAGCACAGCCGTCAGCTTGCCTTTGTTATCAAGTTCGATGCTTCCATTACTGCGCTTGCCGCTGCTCTGTTGTTTAAATGGCTTTGCTTTACTTGCCTCTTGGATCTTGGCACTTGACTCTTGTGCATCAGGGCATTCCACCTCGGCATAAAACACCAGTGTGTCGCCCGGTAAATAAACAGGCACGAGCCTTTCGGTAAACCAAACGCCCGTGCTGTCTATGGTGTTGGTTGTGCTATTGCTAACCGTACCCGCCACCTTTGGACTGCATCCCGCAATCGCCAAACAAAAGGATGCAACCAAAATAACGTTCAATGAATTTTTGTCTATCCACTTTTGCATCAGGTGTTTGCCAAGCAATCCGGCAGCACCGCCAATGAATCCTGAAAAGATGATTACAAACATTTTCAGAGCAATAGTTTCAACTGCTATAAACCAATCGTTTGTAACAAAAAGTAGAACAAAAGTTGTTGCTAAATCCCCAAAAGAGAATGCTATAAAGTTGTCTGCAATTGCTTTTGTACTCATCTGTTTTCTGCTATCTGATTTCTGAACTCTGTTTGAAAAAAGACGGAGCAGGAAACCCTCAAAAACCTGCCCCAACCTTTCACTCTACCTGTTTGTATTTTTAAGATTAAGCTGCTGCTTCTACCAAAGCCACAACACCTTTTGCATCTGCGCGGGCAATTCTTCCACCTGCGCGAACCAATGCACTGATTAGTGTAGCTCCGTTAAAGTCTGCTCTGCCTTCGTTGATTGAAACCACGATACCACCATTGTCTGTGTTACCAATTGCTTTGCGCACAAAGTTTGGATGCCAGAACAATGCAGCCACGTTGCTGGTAGCAGCGTTTGCACTACCAAATGGCAATTTCACCGGGGTGCTTTCGTTGTCATAACTCTGCACTCTGCTGCGGGTGTAAATGCTGATACCTAAAACCATTCCGATTGCGCCATTAGGCAATGCTCCAGTTTGTCCAAACTTAGAAGCATCAATAAACTCGTCAATTTTGAAAAGGTCAGCCATCAATGCGCTGTCAATCAACGCCACCCTGCCTTGTGATGGAACGTCCATGCTATCCAGCAAGGTCATTGCATTTACAAAGTCTGCATACACCAATGCTTTACGGTTGCCCGATTGCCCTGCTTTGTATGCTGCTCTTCCTGTGCCTGTAGTGCGCAAAATGCTTGCTGCTGCCGATGGAGCCCACAAGAATGCAAAGCGGTCTGCAATTTTGGTTTTCAATGTGCCGATGTGCTGTTGCAAGATACTTGCACGCATATTGTATGATGCCTCCAACTCTTCACTGTAAGCAACCATAATCGGGTCGGTACTGAACTCATCAATGCTGTAGTCCAATTCGGTATCTACACGCTGCGAAACCGTTGCAGGGAAAGTAGCCCTGTTCATTTCCACATTCGGGTCGCTACCTGATTGTGGCAAGTGTACCGTTTTATTGTTTACATATTGGCTGTCATCCACCCCATGTGTATAAAACTCATTTTTTGGCTGAATGGTGTCGGCAATATCCTGTGTCCAAATCTCTGTAGATACACCAATTTGCAAAGCTCCGATAGGCATAATGTTGATGCCAAACAATTGCGGAATAGTTGTGCAAGCAAAGATGCCTGCCGCTACCGATGGGCTTGCTCCGGCTGTGAGCGGTGCAATGGCAAATGCCACCAGTGTAGCTAAGAATAAATTGATAAGCACTCGGCTTAATGAAACTCTCTTTTTCATGTTGTTGATTGAATTGTGTTTAAAAAAACTGTCTTTGAATTACTGATTTAAGAAGAGCGGTTAATACTCCGCGAATGGATGAAATGAACTACCTGTATACACGTAGCCAACCCGCTTCTTTGGGTCAACTGTAAAGGTGTCGTTACCAACACTCTGCACCACCACCAGCTTTTGGCTGTCAGCTTTAGCATAGAAGTAAAGCAACTCACCCCCTTTAAAATAGCTGTTAGCACTCAGCTTCACCCTGCGTGTGGCAGTTAGTGAATCCAGTGTAACAAATGTGTTGGCGTGTACAGGCTTCAGCACAAAGCTGTCAGCCGTCCATGCGCCCGATTTTGATTCGTATGAAGGGAACAA